ACCGGCGTAATGCCCAAGCCTGAAATAGTCACTTTAGGCAGTGTAGAAGCCCCGTATGCAGGAGTTCCAGACTTCCGTACCAGAATCAACAAGCGTATGGTCTGACCAGCTTTTGCCAGAACATCAAAAGAATAATCTTGTGCTGTGGTTGAGTTAAGTGTGAACTCCATACTAGATGTTGAACGACTTGTGGTGGCTGTGCTTCTACGTACCGCAGCAGATGTATTGCTTTGATATTGGTAATACTCCTGTACAGCAGCATCACCATCACGGTTATTCAACAATAAAGAAACAGGAACCACAGACAAGACTCCATCAAGAACAAATGAACTTGGAACGTGGCAATCAATAGCAGTTACCTTTGCTGAATTTCGCAAGGCTATATCTTGCCCGTTACCAGCCGTTGCATTAGCAAAAACTTTAGAGTTGAACTTACAGCGGAGTAGTGTCATAGTACTATGAAAGCGTGGAGCCTCTAAGCATGACCATATTTCGCAATCCTCCACATTAGCCCCACTTTGCCCTGCGATATTCTCAAGAACAGCAAAGCCACTTGAAGAAACAGTTACCCCGCTTATCTTATGCCTACGCTGAACTTGGTCTGGGTAGGCATAAGATAAGCCAAGGTTAGACCGTAGTACCAAATAGTCTTCATCTGCGCCCCCGCCAAATTTACCAGCTAGATTGCCGGAGTTGAGAACGGCTGCGTTAGAGGCGGCGCTGTAGAAAACATTAAAGTTTCGCTCCGGCTTGAATGATAGATACCCAAGGGTTATCGCATAATCCCAATGACCGAAGAATGAGCAGCGTTTAATACTCTTATGCCTTGCTGTCGTGTTGTCGGCTTGACTGAGAGCGTTTAGTACAACAGACTGAGTGCAGTTGACGAACTCTACACTATCAATGTGGCAGTCTTGATTCTGTTGTCCAGCTATTGATGTAATATACAATGAAGAATATACGGTAGACAGGTCTTGACCAATAACCCGCATATTTGAGGTGAAGTTTCCTACAGGGCAACCAGTTGCATGATCGTATAAAACAGCCCCGCCAGTTCCTACTCCGTCTGTCCATGTGATTGTCGCTGTGGTTCCACCCCCAGCCGTGATGGTTGCAATCGTTACTATGTCAGTTCTAGGTGTAGCATTATAGGCGGAGGTGGTAGCAAATATCAGCTTGTCTCCAACTGCCCAACCAGTAGCGTCCGCCACCACAACCGACAATGTTGAATTTGCAGTAAGTGCAGAATTTATAACGGAGTGGCGAGTCCTAACAAACCCCTTGAATAGGTAGTTACCATCAATCAAACACCTTCCAAAGGAAGTGGTAGTGCTGTCTGATGCGTTAATCTCTAGTTCGCACTTGTACGAGTTAGTGCTTGATATGTCCAGCAAAACACCTGACATATACGCCGCTGTTGCCACTTTGGTAGTGATGATGTTTCGTTGCAGGGTTAGTTTTGTATCCGCCGTAACAGAGTTCTTTAGAATACCTCCAACGTCAGCACCAGTCGTGCCGTTTGCGAGCGTAACGGTCAACGCCACCGCAGCAGTATTGTCAATCGTGACTGTGTGATTCTTGGCAATGGTTACGTCATCGACAGACGTAGGAGCTACCCCAAGGCTCCACGTTGCCCCAACCGACCAATCGCCTGTTATTACTACTGAGGTGGTGGCAGCCATTATTCAGTTAAACAAGGTCTGTTGTGACGGCAAAGATCATTATTCAATCCGTATCTGCTTGCCATTGGACATGGTAGCTGTCCGTGGTGCTCTCATTTGCTCTAACGCTAACTGGAATCCCTGCAACGCAGCAGTAAGCGCACCAGAATCTTGATTTCCTTGCAGCGCAGCGTCAGACTCCTTGCTGGCTATCTCCATTTGTTTTATCAGCACGGACGTTTCCGCCGCTAGTTGTGCCTTGAAACGTTCTAATTCTAGCTTCTGTATCTCAATCCCATTGTCTACCGGATTCATGCCACATTCAGCGGTTGCTCGGTCAGTCTCGGCCTTGAACTGGTCAATCTGTATCTTCTGCGCGTCAAGCTGTAACTTGGCCTCGGCAATTTGAGCGTCCTGCTGTACTTTTTGCGCCTCAAGTTGCAATTTCTGCCCAGCCAGTTGAGCGTCCTGCTGTGCTTTTTGAGCGTCCGCCTGCAATTTATGCCCCTCGTGCTGGTTCTGCTGTAACTCCTGCACCATCTGCTGTATCTGCTGATCCTGCTGCTGGATATGTTCCTGTGCCTGTTGCATGGCTTGTTGGACTTCTGGTGGTAGTGCTGGCTGGCCTTCAATGATGTACTTCTCAGGGTTCTGTACCTTGATCGCTTTGAGATAGTTTTTCCTGATCTCGACCTGGTTAATCAGCGGGTCATTAGCAAACTTCATCAACGCTTCAGCCCGTGCCATTATTTGTCCATCACTCACTAATGAAGGGTCGCTGATTGGGGATACGTCCGTATCATCGCCTTGATAATCCTGTAGGTAGATAGTCTCCTGTTTGTCCATATACCTGTAGTAATCTTCAGGCTTCAAATACAGTTTGTTCAGCCGAAATAGCTTTTTGAACTCAGATGCCAGTCCACGGTGTACCCGCTTGTAAATAGCACTGAATACCTTCTGGCCTTGTTCGATTAGTGCAAGCGTGGTCGTGGCCGTTTGGTTTGCACGTTGCTCACCAGTCATTATGTCCTGCACCGATGAGATGCCTTTGCCAGCCTCGATGAGCATTCCCAAAAGTTGGAATAATACAGGAGAGGGTCCGGGAAATTGCATGTGGTAGATGTTGTCGGAAATCCGCCCACTCGAATCAACGGGCTTGAATTCACCAGGCGCAAACTTAACCGCGCCGCCTTTCATCTTCAGCCCAGCGCCAAGGAATCCGCCGCCAGTATTAGCCAGCGTTCCGGCATCTAGTAGCTGGTTCATTACCGAGTTGACAGTCTCATTTATGGGATTTAATAACATGCCCAGCCCGACATCGTATGAACCACCGTCAGGGTTGGGCATAAACGAGAACTTAGTAAAATACTCAACAGGCTTGATCTTGGTAATCTCCTGCTTCGCGTTCAACAGGATGCCCTCCTCATCAAAGCGCGGGAAAATACGTACTACCTTTGAATTGTCCTTCTTGACCGTGACGATGTATGGCTCTTTGTACCCGTCTTTGTCCAAATCGTACCAGCAATGACACTCCAGAAACTCAAACGCTGCGTCCTCATCGCTTTCAACGTCCAAAGGTGTACCAAGCTCAATATCTACGAAGATACCGCCACGGACACGCTCTGTGACGTCGTTTTTATACAGGTTAATCTGGTGAGTCATACGTCTTAGCTTCTTCCACGGCGTAGCATGGTCGAATACTAAGTCTTTGGCGGAGATTAAATCTGAGCACGGCCTGCCTAGCATGGAATCGAAATAGGTCTTGCGGAATGCACAGCCGATGATTGACATTTGCAATAGCAGCTTGTCGGCCTCTTCGTCCCAATCCTCAATTTCGTTGAGTATCTGGTAACTCATGTGGCGGCCAATACGTTCAGCGCGTTCCTTCTTTTGCCCGCCATCATCAGGGCCTAGCACTTCACCCTTGACGACATCTGCACCCGCTACGATAGCAGGATAAGCTCTTGCACTAAATTGGATTGCTGCGGTAGTGATGAGGGGATATTTTACATTTGCAGCCTTCGGCCACGGCCATGTCTTAGGAGTTTTGGCTTGCATCGCCAAGTCCATAGCGATTTTCATTTCCTTTTCCCACTCCGAACGACTTGCAATGTCCACATCGAAGCCGCGTGTGACTTCCTTGCCAATCTTGTCCACTTCTTCCTGCGTGAGCAGCGTTACGATGTTAACTACGCCGATAAATGACTGTAACAACATAGCAGGATGCTGTTTGGGCTGTTCTTGGGTTTCGTCCTGGTCGGCTACTTGTTCATACATTGTTTAACTCCTTCGTTCCACCGGACACGCTTTGCGTGCCTGTGAACTCTGCGTTAGAAATCATTTGTTTATAGTCGGCTAGTGCGCGACTAAAACTAAGTGCTTTTAATGTAGTCGATTGTGATAAAAACTCGCTGCCAGAAAACGCATCCTTGTATTCCACAGCAAATACAGTATTCGCACGGTATAACCTTTCACGCGCCACACAAGCGGCATCAGAAATAGCTAGAGCATTAATCGTATCCCTCATCTCAATATCCCCCAACTTCAGAGCGTCCGGTGTAATCTGGCTCATAATCATCATAATACTCGTCAATTAATTCATGCGCTACAGCCATTAGGCCAAATGCATCCGCCCCATGTGAGGCAAAATCATGTTCCGGCCCTAGTCCGACATTGCGCTTATCATCCCATTTTTCATGATACCACCCCAGCGCGTCACGCCCCGCTCCCGTAGTCGCTTCGTTGAACCGCATGGACGGGAATAGTCGCCTAGCCTCTTCTATCCGCTTCATGGCCGCGCCCTTGCCTTGGTTCGGCACCACAGTGACCTTGTATCCGGCCCCACGCATCGCTGATTCATACGATACATCATAGACCTTGTCT